CCGATGCCAGCAGCCACGCCGGCGAGCGCGAGGTCAGCCTTGCCGAAGCTGCCGATCAGCGAGCCGATCGCCTGGTCGACGCCAGAGGAATCGACCCGGATGCGGGCGACGAGATCGGGTAGCGCTCGGGACCCGGCCATCTACTCGGTCACCTGCGAGGCCCACTCCGCCATCGATACCTGCCTGTAGGTAGGCCGTTTGCTTTCGAGCTCCGACTGTCCTCGTTCGAGCGCCTCGAGCTGCGCGATCGTCATCTCGAGGAACTCGGCCTGCGAGCGGCCGTAGCGGACCGTGGCCAGGAAGTAGTACCGCGCCCACGGGAGCGTCCGCGGCTCCCCGCGCCTTTTGGGGCTGCTTCTCCCGGCTTCGGCGGGGGCAGAGCTTCCGAAACGGCACCGACGAGGCTGCGCGCCAAATCGCTCAGGCTGGCACCATCCAGCAGGTCAACGATCTCCTCCTGAAATGCCTCGACGGCCATCTGGGGGGATTTCTCGTGGAGGAGCGCCGCCACGATTCCGCCGCAGATGGCCGTCGCTTTGTTCCTGCTCAACTCGGCGACGAAGTCGTCGAGGCTGCCGAACTCTTTCTCGATGTACATGGTTGCCCGCATGCCGAAATGCAGACGGCGTGGCACGCCTCCCAGCGTTAGCCACAGGCCGTCCGCGGCGATGCGCGCGGCGTCCGTTGGAGCCAGAGCAGATGACATTGGAGCCTCCGTGCCTCGGGCTTCGAGGCGAGGAACAGGGCGCCGACGCACATCGGCGCCCTCAGGCCAAGGACAGGATGGGTTAGGCCGGCGCGGCCGCGGTCTCCTCGAGCGTCTCCGAGTACCAGACGGAGCCTGTGCCGAGAGGCGGCACTGCTACGACGTCGAACTGGAACTCCTCGAAGTCCTCTTCCTTGAGGCCGAAGGCTCGCGAGCCGCCGATTTTCGCCTTGCCCATGATCACGTGATAGTCGCCAGTGGAAGCCGGCATCCCGTCGACGGCGACGCACTGTGCGTCGATCTTGAAGAAGGCCGGCACGTCCGCCGTCGCATAGGTGTTGGTCGTCTTCTGGTTCGGAGTGACGCCCGAATCCACGACGGTCGATCCGGTGATCACCGCGACTGCGTCGAAGTTGAGCTTGCCGTGACGGATGGTTGCCTTGACCGTCTCACGCATCGATTCGTAGTCGAGCAGCGTGTTGTCGCCGCGGAGATAGGCCTCCTTCCACGTCTCGGTGACGATCAGTTCGCGGGCGCCCACCAGCTGGATCCCGGAGGCGTATGTCGTGGCCGAGCCAGTGACGTCGGCGGTGACCTTGTAGATCTTCATCATCTTGATCGCGAAGACCTTCGTGATGTGACTGAGCGGCATGTGGCTCTAGGCCTCCTTCTGCTCGGGTTTCGAGCTCTGATTTCCGTCGGAAAGCGAACTGCCGGGAACACAGCGGAGGAAATGGTCGACCTCGGCGTCGTCGACCTCGACCGTGCCTTTGGACACTTCGTAGCCGACCGGATCGCCGCCGGCGCGGCTCATCGTGATCACGCCATCCTTCTGCTCGACGTTGACTTTCGACATGCCGCCTCCTACTTGGTTTTGCGCGGTCGGGGTGCGAGTTTGAGCCTGGTCGGGACCACTGAAGAGCCGCTCTCTTCAGCGATAGCCGGTCGCATGAACGGCTGCGCGACCATCTTCTCGGTCCCGAACTCGACGTACAGCGGGTAGGGATCGCCTGCCGCCGTGTGCGCGTTCGTCCCGACGTCGACATACGGTCCCTTGGAGTCAATGCCCTCGCCTTTGAGCCCGAGGTCGGCCTTGAGCTCGCCGGCGTGAGGATCAGTCGCATCGCCTTCCGGCGCGAGAGCTCGCGCGCGGCCGGCGATGCGCTCGGCCCGCGCGCGCACGTCCTGGAGCGCCAGGATCTCGAGGAACGGCTTGCTCAGCGCGACGCCCTCAAGGAAAGCCTTGCGGTCCAGCGAGGCGCCCATCAGAGTTGCCGAACCACGTCGAACTGATAGACGTGACGAACGACTCGGAGCACTGAGTCGACCTCCCTCCGACGCGCCCGCTGCAGCAGTGCGTAGACCTGCTTCTGCGGGCTGCCGTAGCTCAGCTGTGTCCCGATCAGCTTCACCGTGATCGAATCGGCGAGCGTCGGGCTCTCTGAGGGTTGCTCGTTCTGCCCGCGCCAGGTCTCGTAGAGATCAACCTGGATCTCTTCCATGACGTCGTAGGCGGTGCCGTCCTCGAGCACCGAGGGCCGCATTGCGATGTCGCCGGTGACGACGACATAGGGCCGCGACTTAGCTGGCGGCGGCAGATCACGGAAGACGCTGATGCCGAGGCCCTGCGCCTCGAGATAGGCCTTGACGGCGCCGTAGAGCGTCAGCGCCATCCGTCAGGCCATCAAGATCGGCTTACGCTGGTACCGCATCAGCAACGAGCCGGCCTTCGGGTTGTCGCGCACCCGCACTGCGCCGTTGGAATCGAAGCCTGCGACCCCGAAGACCGAGTCCTTCACCTTGAAGAGCTCCTCGGCGATGATCAGGCATGCCTCAACGACTGGCGGCGGCACGGCGGCCCAACCCCAGCGCGCCGTCACCTGAATCGAGGTCCGCGGATCGCCGATCGACCACAGCGGCAGCGGGTACCAGGTTTGGATCGCGCGAATGCGGTAGTACGGCCATCCCGGCGTGCCATCGAAGATGCCGTTCAGCGGCTCGAGCTGGTAGTTGGAAGACGCGATCACGGTTGGGTAGGTGCCGGCGTTCGAGTAGTCGGCAGCGACGACGAGGCCAGCTGAGGACTGGAAGTCCTCGACGACGACCTCGGTCAAGCTGTCGGGGTAGTAGATGCGGGCTGACTCGTTGCCAGGACCCGCGTCATTGAACTGACGGCCGCAGAAGCCTTCGATTGCTCGACTCGCGGCCGCCAGGGCGTTCGTGAGCGGTGTGTCGTCGCCGGAATCGGTTATGCCGAGACGAGCCTTGAGCTGCGCCAGCGTGGCATAGGAGTCGCCCAAAGCCATGGCTCACTCCTCCCGACGCTTCGTGCGGTTCACGCCTCGGCGTTGCCGGCCGACTGGCGCCTCTTTGCGATTGGCTTCGGGCTGTCAGCGGCGGCATCGGCCTCAGCCTCGGCGACCTCGACCACAGGCTCTTCCGGTAGCAGCTCGCTCGCCTCTCCGCGCGAGATGAGCTCGCGCGCCTGGTGCTCCGGTAGCTCGATCTCCTCGCCGGCGAACACCCTGGCGGGGTCGTCGCCGAACAGCCGGCCGCTGACGTTGATGCGAACCTTCACTGGAGCAGCACGTAGGGCTGGACCGCCAGCTGGGTAATCGACGCCAGGGTCGCCGGTGCCACGGACGCCGCGCCGGTCGCGGTGACGCAGAGGCCGTTGGCGCGGGTGCCGCCGGCCAGCGTGTTGAGGGCGGCAGCCGCCGTGGCATTGACGTTGGTGGTCTTGCCGATCAGCGTCGGCGGCGTGGTTCCGGTGATACAGATGGCGACCCACAGGGAGTAGGTGCCCGCCGGAACGGTGAACGTCGCGCCTAACGTCCCGGTGTAGGCGGTGTTCGCCGCCATCGCGGCTCCGGTGTCGTCCGCCTGCTGCGTGCCGATCAGCGCCGGCACGGTGATGTTGCTGTAGAGCGCGAAGTACTTGTGGGTCAGCGTCGCGCCAGCCGTGGCCCCGACCACGACCGTCGCCTTGGTGATCACGTCGCCGGGCCGCACCGCCACGAGCATTGCGGTGATGACGCCCGTCGCGCCGATGGCGTTGTCGGCGTTGATCTGGTCGATGGGGAAGTTCTCGCGGTAGAGACCGCTCGCCGCAGGAGAGCCTGCGTTGATGTACTCGCGGAGTGAAAGGCCAAGATCCGGCATCTGAAATCTCCTTATTGGGCGTGTGCTAAGCCGCCGCTGACATAGGCGTGTGAAAACGACGAGCCAGTGAGATCGATCGTGTTGGCGTCGACGACGGTGATCGCCCAACCGATGCCGTTGGCTTCGGTCGTGCCGATAACCCCGGTCACGTCGACCTTGGTCGACCCGCTGTAGCCGTGTCCGGTGATCGTGAGGCGGATCAGGCCGCCGCCGTTGTTGATCGCGTTGGTGATCGGCTTACGCGCGCCAGGCCCACGCGAGCGCTGCTGTTGCTGCTGCGAACTCGCGTAGTTGACGCTCATCCGCCGCCACCGTGAAATGCCGGCTCCGCGTTTCCGATGCCGAGCTTGGGACCCATCACGCCGACTACCGACTTCACAGGTCCCTGTTCGTTGAACTGCGGTGGGATGGATACGTTCGAGCCGTCCGCCTCCGGCGCGGTGAGATCGCTCTGCCCCATCGCGCCCGGAGGCGTGAAATTGGAGAGCACCGCTGGGATCTGTTCGCCGAAACCCTCATCGGTGCCGGTCGTCATGCGCTGTTCTTGCCCGCTGTCGGGACTGAGATGGACGGCCCTCCGGGGCCGGTGACGGCTTCCGGCTTCGCTGGCGGCACGGTCTGCTGCATCGGTGCCGAATCGTGCAGGCCATGCACCGGATCGCTCTGCGGTGTCGCCTCCTGCATCGGATTCCCCTGCGGGACAGAGCTCGAGTAGTTGCCGGTCGGGCTCAAGTTGCTCATCGCTACTGCCCCAAGCCCTTGCCGGAGTCGCCGACGGTTCCACCGCCGGCGGTGTCGCTGGCCGGGTGGCCCGTCGCGTCTGGCTGGGCCATGATGATGGTGGCTCCGTGCCCGAAGTTCGGGCCGACCTGGGTGTTGCCCACGCTCGGATCGGCGCCCGCCTGCACGAGCTTGTTGCCGGGATCGTTCGCGGCACTCGTGAAGTCGCCGTCGGGCGGGGCGTTGACAACGCCGCCCATGATCGGGTTGGTCGGCGTCTCACCGGCCGGGGCGTCGCTGTCGGTCGGCGGCGGCCCGAGGCCGCCGCCACCGTCTGCGCTTGAGGAAACGCCGGCGTTGTTGCCCGCGGTCGGTCGACCGTAGGCGTCCGAGCCGTCGTCGTGAACCAGATGCGTCGCGGAGTTATCCGCGGGCGCCGGGGTGTCTGACTTTGGAACCGTTGTCATCAGACGTCCTCGCGGTCCCCCATCCGGGGACCTTTGGTGATGATCGGTCTGATCTTCTGGTCGAATCCGCGGAAGCGTTCGACGGCCTTCTCGCGCGCCGCGACGTCGTTGATGCCGCCGGCTTTCTCGGCAGCGTCGATGGCCTGGTGCGCCTGCGTTCGCGTCGCCAGGGTCATCTCGTCCTCGTGCGCAAAGATCGGCCCTGCGGGTCCGGGGACCCCGCGACCGCTCTTGATCAAGCTCGCTGCGAACTTGTCGTCCTCGATCTCGACTGTCGCCCCAGGCTGCATGCGCTCGCCGTCGATCCGCACCTGGGTGTTCAGCGTTACTCGCTTCATAGTCGCGCTCCTTCTCCTGATTACGTCGTTCCGGTCATGGCGACGAACGCGGCGGCCGAGAGCACCTTCGAGGTGTTCCGGTAGTAGCAGTAGAGCCCTCGCTGCCCGATCGGGAAGCGGCTCACGGCGCCGAAGATGTGGGGGACGAGCTCGACCGTGAGGCCGATGCGGTCGACGATGATGAAGTAGCTGAAGTCGCCGACGACCATGATCTTGGTCGCATTGACGACGGTCGCCTGCATGCCCGAGGCTTCCCACGCGCCGCGGCCAAGAAGGGTCGCGCCGGTGTTGCCGGGCGTCGGAGCCTGCGTCTGCAGCCCCTGGGCCATGTAGAGCCAGAGGGCCGCGCCGCCGGCGGTGTCGATTGCCCGAACGACGTTGTAGATGCCGCGGTTCGCTACGAAGGACTCGCGCGGGCGGAACCGAGGCGGTAGCGCGTTCTCGAGGCCGTACATGTTGGCGGCCGTGACAGTCAGGCCGGTCGACGCCGCGAACGTGGTCGTGGCGCCGGTGACGAAGCCCTGCGGGTTCGGCGCGGTGCCGTTGCCGGTGATGAAGCCGGCGCCTTCCTCGTCGTCCTTGGCGTCCTGCGCGAGGCGTCCGAACTCAGCCTCGAGCTGCGGCCAGTCCTCGCCAACTTCGATCCCGAACGGGACGAAGAACTGGCCCTTGGTGACCGTGGCGGACGGCTGAACGAGGGTCGTCGAGTTGTCCGTCGCCTCGGTCGCCTCTGCGACACGGGTCGACACCACGGCGGGCGACGTCACGCCCTGCCACGTGTTGGCGCCGGCGATCGTCACCAGGCGCGCCAGAGCGCGTGCCGGGTTGACCACCGAGTTCGAGGTCGGGATCAGGCTGGGGTCGAGCGCGAACGGGATCGCGAAGCCGCCGGCCGAACCGCCGAGGCCAAGAGCGCGCTGCTCCTCGCCGCCTATCGGGATGCCGACCGCCGACTTCCAGAACGCCCGGCGGTAGACAGGGCCACCGGTCTTCAGGTAGTGGAGCGCGACCAGGCCCGGCTGCGGGCTGCCTGGCTCGCCTTCCTGGGTCGTGTCGAGCAGCCTTTCGAGGTGTGCACGCACCTTCGCGTCATCGGTCGTTGCGTACTGGAACGCGTCGCCCTGGCGCGCCGCCGCGCGGCGCATCTCGTCGAGCTGGGGGAACCGGGCCAGCTCGATCGCTCGCCTGGCCTTGTCTCGCAGCTGGCCGTTCGCGCGCTCCGGATTGGTCCAGTCGATCTGCGAGCGCAGCTTCTCGACGTCGTAGAGGTCGCGCTCCGCGGCGCGGCTGACGTCCTTGCGCTCGCTTTCGAACTGGCGCTCGAATTGGCTGAACGCCCGCTCCGAACGCTTGGGGTCCTCGCCGAGCTGCTGGATCATGCGCTCGCGCGCCTCCAGCTCTTCGACGCGAGAGGCGATCTCCTTGTCGGCGTCGACGAGGTCCTTGAACTCGGCCCGCTGCGACTCGGGCAGCTTGAGGCCCTTGAACTCGTCGTTGATCGAGCGAATGCCTTCGCGGACGACCTTCTGATACGAGACGAGCTCCTCGACGCTTCTCAGCGAATCGAGGTCCTGTTTCTCGACAACCATGTGAGCCACTCCTCATCAGTAAGAGATTTCGGGACTATCGGCGCAGTTGCCTTCGTCCGCGGCTCTTCCCGCTGCGAGTGAGTGGCCTCGGCTCGTTCGGTCGAGAGTGCGTTCTGGGGCGCGATGCTACCTAACAACTGGGACAACCGCAATGGGTCTTGCGACAAACGCTCGAGCATCAGCTCGTCGGTGGTGCTCCGCACGCCGGCTGACGTGCCCTTGTAGACCGGGAACATGCAGGGTCCGAATTCCCGCATCCGGACTTCGAGCAGCGTGATCTCGGGCAGCGCGTCGGGGTTGTAGCTCGAGCGCTGCGGCCGGTAGTTCGGCTCTTCCTTGACGGGCCTGAACGTGTAGCTCGAGCCGAACTGCCCAGCTTCGAGAGCCGGCAACAGCTCGTCGACGTACTTGGTGTTGAAGAGCTTGGACTCGTACCAGCACCCGCGCTGCTGCTCCTCGAGCACGTCGATGGTGCCCAGCGGCAGCACCCCGGTCGACGGGTTCATGCCGTGGTGGAAGAGCACCCGCATTTGCTCGCGGTTCTCCTTGATCGTCTTGGCGAAGGCACCCGGCTTGGTCCGCTCCATGAACCGGCCTTCGACACCCGATTCCACCCGCGCCCACTCGTCGAAGACGTTGAGATAGCCGACCAGGATTGGCATCGCGCCCTCGCCGCGCTTCTCCAGCGTCGGGCCGGGCATTGAGGCGCGGACACAGACATCGCGCAGACCGATCAGGCCATCCGTTCCGAGTTCCGACGACTGCTGCTCCTCGCTGACGTCGACGTTGAACTTCTTCGCGGCGGCCCGGATCTTCGGCATCGCTTCCTTGCCGAACGGGGACTGCGAGGCGCGCGCCAGCGCGTTGCGCACGTGGTCGGCGTCGTTGATCGGAAAGTGCCGAAGGCTGCGCGGGGTCGTCTTTCCGTCGGAATCCCTGGAACCGCCAGGCTCGATGTAGGCGAAGTCGCTGTCTGGCAGGTTGTCGATGTCGGCGATGCTCAGCTCTGCCATCTCAGATCGTTGATGCCTCCTCTGGCAGCTGCAAGGGCCGCCACTTCGTGATATCGCTCCGGTGGGCGACGTCGAGAGCGTCGATGCCATCAGGCTCGGTCTCGACCTCGCCGTTGAAGTCTTCCGCTCGCCGGCGCCGCATGATCTCGCTCGCGGGGAGGCGGTCCGCCGGTAGCTGAATGACGATTGCGCGGCCGGCGTCGGCAGCTTTCTGCTGTTGCTCGCCGGCAGCCAGCTGCTTCAGCTGCCCCGCCGTCTTGGCCTGCTCCTGTTCCGCCTGCTGTGGCGTCTCTTCGAGCTCCTGCTCGGGCGTCTCGCCAGGCTCGTTGGGCAGCATCGCCGTGCCTGGCGGCTGCAGCTGGACGCTGACGAGGCCGGTGTGCTCCAGGACGAGGATGTCCTGAGAGGAGACGGCCGCCACGCTCGACTCGGGCGTGAAGCCGGCCGAGATGTAGCTGACGATGGTCTGCTGCTTGAGCTGCTCAATCAGCGCCGCATCCTTGGCATCCTCGCGCAGCAGTGGTACGCCGCGGACGTCGTACCAGAGCTGACAGCCGCCCGGCGTGTCGGTGATCGTGTCCAGCGCTGCGCAGGCGTCCTGCAGTTCGCCGTAGTACCACGTGTCCGCGAAGTTCCGTCGGGCCTCGCCGTAGTTGCCGGCGTTCAGCGATGAGCCTTTCAAGCCGGCGGCGATGCCGAGGATTACAGCCGGAACGCGGCTCAGATAGCTCACGCGCGTCTCGCCGTGGGCGGTGACCGCCTCGAGCTCTAGCTGCTGGAGGTTGGCGCCCACCACCGTGGCGTCGGCGCCGGCGGTGAGGTAGAGCGTCTTGAAGGCGTTGATGCTGCCCTTGTGCGCCTTCTCCATGTCGGCGACGTACTCGGCGAACTGGCCCGGCGACGGCGCCGGCACGCCCTTGATGACAAGGTTCGGCGTGGCGCCGTTGTTGAAGAACGAGAGCTTGTATTCGGTCAGCGCCGTGTCAGCCTGGAGGTCGCGCAGCGCCGGCGTCAGCCACGACATGCCGAGCCCGGGGCTCAGTGGATCCGGGAGGGGTGCCCAATGCGCAACCAACTCCGGCAGCAGCGGCTCCAGCCGCGTGAACTTGCCCGACGCCCAGCCCCCGGGGACGTAGACGTAGCCGACGATCTCAGCGTCGAGCTGCCACTTCGGGTCGTCGTGGTCGGTGTGTGATCCCCAGACGATGGCGACCCAGTCCGGCCGGAGCACCCGAAGCCGCTTCGCCGACTGCCGATAGACGTAGCTGTTGCCAGCGAGACCGACGTGCCACTCCATGCGGCTGAGCAGCTGGCCGGTGGTCCCGTTCACCCAGGGCCGTTCGACCAGGTCGAGCGCCGGCGTCCGGAACGTGTGCTGGTCGCGGCGGTTCTGCCAGACGAGGCGAGCCTGCCCAAGCGTCGACGCGCGCACGAGCTGGGCAGCGAACGCCGGTGGTGACTTCTGCAGCGCCGTGAAGTAGTTCGGCAGCGTCGCCGCGATCTCTTGGGTCTTCTTCCAGCCGGCCGACGACATCTGGAGCGGATACACCGAGCCGGCGTACCCCATCGTCGTGTAGTAGTCCTGCAGGAACTGCGGATATTGGCCGAGGTTGAAGCGCTGCTCGCCCGCGAGCACGCGGGCGACGCGGTCGCGCCAGGTCGCCATCAGCGCGTCGCCTCAATCTCGTCGGCTTCGCGGCCGACCCACAGCCCAAGCTCTTTGTCGGATGCGATCGACGCGGCCACGGTCAGGCGCAGACGCGCCGAACGGCGCAACAGCCACTTCATCCACGCCGCCCAGACGGCGCCAGCGATGTGCCGCATCATCGCGAAGGCACACAGCGCGATGAAGATCTCAAACGTGCCCGCCCAGCTGAAGCCAGTCACATCAGCCCCAGGTCGCGCGTGCGCCGGCGCTCGCGCTTCGCTCGCGCGGCTCGGATGCGGTCGAAGTCTAGCTGGCGCGTCGGCGTCTTGCGCACGTACACGCCCTGGCGCCGGAAGTGGTCGAACAGCTGGGCGTCCGCCTGAAACGACAGGAGGGCGCGCACCTCGAACGCGTCGGCAGACCTCAAAGCCTCAGGCCCACGCCGCGGCGAAGATTCCGGTGTCCTCCGAAACCACGTTCGTCGTGGCGACCGAATGCACCATCGCCGCAGCGATCAGAGCATCGACCACGCGCTGCTGCTGATTGCCGCCTTCTCTCGCGCGACTCGGCCGGTCGAACTTCGACTTGCCGCTGGGCATGATCTTCGTCACGGCATTGAGCGCGTGCTGCGTCAGGTCGCGGTCGCCGGTATGGTGCAAGCGGCCAAGGCGAAGCCACTCCATGAAGCGCTCGTAGTCCTGGGCGGCGAGCACATCGCCCTGCGTGCGGTCGACGACCACGACACCGAACTCTGCCTTTAGCCACTCCGAGAGCTGCTCGCCCTTGGTCATGTCCATGACCACCGTGTGAATCGGCCAGCGCGCGTGCATCTGCCTGAACGCGGCCTCGATCTTCGCTGGGTCCGTGCTCGAGCCATCTCGCGGAGGCACGATCACTGTGGCCGGCCCAAACAGCGCGTCGTGCTCGGCGCGCGGCCAGTAGGGCACGATCGCCGTCGTGTCCCACTTCCAGCCCAGGTCTAGTCCCGCCCAGATGCGCGTGCCGACCGGGATGGCGTCGCTGACTCTTGCTCTCGCCCATTCAGCCTCCGTGATTGCTGCCGTCGCCGCGCGGGTGGGCAGGTTGCAGACGAAGCGGCGCCAGTGCAGCAAGTCGGTCGTCGGCGACTCGAACTTGCGGCGCAGGCTGGCGACGGTGACGGTCGAGAGGGGATTGCAGCGCTTGACGAGCTCGAGGTCCTCGACGTTGCCGTCCTCGGGCAGCGCCCACTCGTGCAGCGCCACCGTCTGGCTGCGCGCGTAGAGATAGCACTCCGTGCGTTTCACGACGGGGAGCAGCTGCCGGAGGCGTTCGCGGGCGAGCTCGAACTCGGAACCGGGCTCGCCTGCGGTCGAGATCAGGCCAATCTGGCCGTTGCGCTTGTCTAGTTTTCCTCGCCAGGTCCG